TAACAATACAAAAGTTTAAGCTTTGAGGTTCGTGTGTTCAATCCATAACCGGGAAAGACATCCATGTCTCTTACCGCTGTCTCGACCCTTTCTGGGTCAACAATCGCTGGAACTGGTGGAACGGCTGTTAACTGGACCAAGATGGGCCAGGTTGGGAACAAAGTGTCCCTCGCCGTTACGTCTGACGCTGACCTCCGGTCGCGTCGAACGCTCGATGTGGTTGCAAAAGCACCCTCAGTCAACCCTGGTGCCCCGAATGGGTATACCCAGGCTCGTGTAACGAAGGTTTATAAACAGCCTTTGCTGCTCGAGAATGGGTCCATAACGGTCAACACCGTCAAGGTCGAAGTTGCGTATGACGTAGAGACGTCTGCAGCCGAGATTCAAGAATTGGTTGATCAAGGCGCTCAATTGCTCTTCGACGCCGACCTTGTGTCGGTCGACAAGACCCTGTCCCTTTCCTAGGGATATCGCAGTTTAGCTGCTGGGGCATTCGCCCCTTGTACCACCCACCATGACACACTGGAGATCTCCAAATGTCAAGTTCCAAGTCAAAGCGAAAACCGCTCTTTGACCATATGCACCTTGTGGAATCCTTAAAGGTGCTCCTTGTAGAGGATTTACAACGTTGTGTTCCTATCTCCCCGAAAGAATGGGACTTCTTCTCAAAAGCCCAATATAAGGGCTTCCTCAAGAAGTACCCACCCGCAAGTGACTCAGGAGCAGCTGACCGCCGCGTTAATGCAGTATCGAAATTCCTTGATACGGTTGCGCATCTACGGTCTCACAGCTGTACTTATCCTGATCCTGACATCCTCAGAACCCTCCCTAAAGGAGATATTAATGAGGCTGATCGGGCCCTTGTCAGGGCTAGGTCCATTTGCCACAACCTGCTGGGTCGACTGTCCACAGACGACTGGTTCAGCAAGTGTAAGCACGGACCGAACTCCTCCCTAGGAGTTCCTTTCTCTGATAGTGGTAATTCACGGAAATTCCAACCTCCGTGGACGGCCACTGAATCAGCAGTTGGAGTGTGGGAACACTACCTACGTTACGACGACTTGCTGGCAAGAAGTTTAGCCAGAAGCTGCCCCGAACTCCGCCGTCCAGGCGGGTTGTGGCTATACGTAGATTTAGTTGAGTCCTCAAGACTCACTACCGTACCCAAGAACGACACGACCGATCGCACGATCGCCATTGAACCTACTGTGAATATGTATTTGCAGCAAGGACTAGGGCGGTTGATCGCTGAAAAGTTGGCCGTTGTTGGTGTTGACATCCAGAAACAGCAGGATGTCCATCGTAAGATGGCGTTTGAAGCTAGTCTGTCGCGTAAATACGCGACGATTGACTTCTCCTCGGCCAGTGACTGTGTGGAAACAGGGCTTCTAAAGTTCTTATTACCTCCAGAATGGTTTGAGGCTGTTGTCGCCGTACGCTGTGATAGCGTTATGGTCGAAGGTTCACGCATTGAACTCCCATGTATTGCTACGATGGGAAATGCAACTACCTTCGTTTTGGAGACTCTGGTCTTCTACGCTTTAGCGATAGCTAGCATCATGAAACCGACACGCACCCTCCTCCCAGAATGGGAGGATTTTAAGCGCGTGTCCGTCTTTGGTGACGATTGCATCGTTCCCGTGGAAGCTGCACGATTCTTTATGGATCTGTGCAAGAGGGTAGGCTTTATTGTCAATGAAGACAAGTCGTTTTACGACAAGCTGAACCCTTTCAGAGAGTCATGTGGCGCCGATTTCCTCGGTGGCTACAACGTTCGGCCTGTGATGATCACGGGCCCCCGGTCTCCCAAACCTTCGAGCCTAAGGGCGTGGTTGTACGTACTATGGAACGTTCTTTCTAAGAGGCTCTTGACGAGCCTCGGAGAACGCAACTATGCGTACAGCCTGTCTCTGCAGTTCTTGGCTAGGGAGATATCGAGGCATAACCAGGAATTATACCTGATTGCCTCCAACGATCCAGAAGACGCTGGGTTGAAAACCTGGGGTGATTGGGGACGGCTGAGCCGTCTCTTTACCATCCCAGTCGCCGTGGGTCTCTTAGACTCGAACCACACCCTACATTATCGTAGGCTCGTTACAACTCCGCCAAAAGCGGGGTTTGAGACTCCTGAATTGGAGATGTGGCTAAAGCTGAAGTTCCCGACGGTGATAGACCCTCTACGTCCGAAAGTTGGCCTTAAAGACTTCACTGTCCAAAAGGGCCCGGATCGCGGCTATGTAGTGAGCTGGGCATCGTCCTTCGATGATGCCCTCCTGGACTGCTTAGAGCTCGACGTGTCCAAGACCTTCGCGGTCAAAGATACGCACTCGAAAGCAGGAATGAAGCAGAACGCAGCTCAGACGGTATCCGGCCAATGGTCGGTAACCGACAGGGGTAGAGTCTGGACGCTGGAGCCTAACCTCCCTACTCGTTACCGTAAGGCGACGAAAGGTAGATAAGCTCTTCGCGTTTTTGACGAAGCCCTGAGCGATCATTCACTCCACTTGGGAAATTGCAGCGCC